AACCACGAAACGCACATCCGGTATGCCCGACGGAAACTTCTCGGCGTCGTACTTGAACGACAGCCGGACAAACGACAGGCCCCGACCGATCTGCTCTTGGCGCCAGTCTGGGCAGTTGGCCAGAAGGAAAGCGTTCACCTGAGCCGGGTCAATGATCACCTCGGACGTGGCATTCTCCCCCAGCTCAGACAGCGGGCGCTCATCTACGTAGATCTGATCGACGCCCGCGATGGCCCCCTCAGACAGCACGTAAACGATGTGCAGCCACTCGCCACTGGTCTGGTCGCCAGGCTGTTCCTGAATCCAGGCCAGCACACCACCGGTGCTGGCCCGACCGAGAATGAAGCGCACCGGGGCCTTGGAGGAGCGGACAGTCTGTGAGCTGGGCTCCGAGCTGCCGGCCCCCGAAACCTTGGCCGCACCGGTCAGGCCCGCGAAGATACCCTGCACGCCGCCGAACACGTCCTTGAAGGCGCCCACCGGGTCGTAAAGCGCTTTGATGGGCGCAGTGACGAGCTTCACGACTGATTTGATCGAGCTTCCCACTATTCAACTCTCCAGGCCACCAAGGGCTCGCAATCAACGGCTGCAGCACCAGACTCGGTAGCCGCCCAATACCGGCCACTCCAGAGCACTGCCACGCACTTCCCCGATTCGTTTTCGAACGTGACGATGTCGCCGCGCTGGGCGAACTGCACATCAACCCTTTCGAAGTAGGTGTCCAGCGCCGCCTCGACCGATCCGTGCGTCGACGCCATCACGCGCTTGGCGCCGATCTCTGTCTTGTACCGCCCGCGGTATTCCTTCGCCGGGTCAACGCCGCAGATCGCCACCGCGCAGTCCGCTACAAACAGGCAGCAGTCAAATTCGCCCCACAAAAAAGGCCGCTCGAAAGCGGCCTGGATGGTCTCGTGTAGCCTCGTGGGCCAGTCTCGATAGCGCATGGCGTTTACTCGTAAGTGAAGGACGGCGCGTCTTTCTTGGCGCCCCAGTAGATGGGCCATTCGGCCATCTGCGCGACGGCGTAGAAGAAGCGGTCACCGTCATGCCGGGCGCGGTGGTTCTCATCGGTCCAGCGCTCAGTACCGATCCGGTTCCACTCTGCCATCCGGTCAATGATGGTGACCGTGATCGAGCTGTCGCCTGTCGAGCCGCCGTAGGACAACTTGGCGGCGTCCATGCGACCGCTGAACAGGATGTCGGCGGCGTAATTCCCCGCCTCGTCGTAGACGACGAACATCAGGCGAGCCAACCGGCCCCGGCAGCCAGCCACCGAGGTCTGGGAAAGGATGTAGCTGTCCAGGCCGTTTAGCGTAAGGTCAATGGACAGCGATGACCCCGATTCGGCGCTCTCGCTGGCCGTGCCCACTTCCCCGAAGGTGCCAACACCATCGTAGACCTGGCCGTTGATCGTCAGTTGGCCGGTACCCGTATGCGCCCGAACCATGCCATCGGCAAAATCCAGCTCGCAAGCGAAAACCGGCGTGAAGTTGCCGGCGGCAATGATGTTCAGTACCGACGGTGAAAAGGGGAAAACCAATGCCATTAGAAGGCCTCCCGGCATTCGATGGTCAGTTCAGCCACCACGGGCCTGACCGACAGGGTGTAGCTGTCCTCAGACAGGCGCATGATCGAGTAAGGGTTGCGATACTCAACCGGGGTGCCGGATACCAGGGCCGCCCGCAAGCGCCTGTTGAGGGGCAACACAGCCACCCCCTGGCCGTCCGAAACCACATCCTCCACCACCTCATGCATCACGCCATCAATGGTGATGTAGTCGCCCTGGCTAAAGACCTTCCGGTTTGCCGGCACTGCCCCGAGCGTGATGTGGGAAGCCATTGCAAGGCCGCCCAGCACCACGGGAGCGCCGATGTTGTCAGTGCGCCGGCGGGTGAACGCCGGCAGTTTGAACGTGCCGAAGCGGCCCTGCAGGCGCCCCATAAAAGCAGTGACGATCCGGTCACGGTCACGAGTCATTGGTGGCAGCGAAAGCGAGCATCTCCAGTACGAGCCCGGGTAACCCACGATCTGCTGGCTGTTGTTCAGCGAGGAGGTAAAGTCTCGGTTGTTGTAAACCATGCCCCAGCTCATCTGCGCCGGGCATACCTCAGTTGGCCATTCGATCACCATACTCACACCTTAAAGTTTCTTGCGAATGGTCTGCATGATCTGGCCATTGCGATTTATGTCCTGCAGCAATCCATTCGCCCACTGTCTTTGCGCCTGCTGCATCATGGCGACCGTTTGAGGGCTCACATCGCCATTCACATTGAAGACCTGGTGGATAGTCACGGGCTGAGCGCCATCGGACTGCTGGCCCCCTCTGCTGCCCTTGTTCACCTCGTCCAAGGTCCTGTCCAACTTGGCGCTGGTGGCTGCTGTGGTGACGCGCTCGCCCTTCTGTAGCAACCAGGTGCCGTCCTCTGGGACGGAATCGATACCGTCGTGAGCCATACCCGCCACAGAGTTGATAATCGCCATGAAGCTTCCCGCCGAACCCAGGGCCGACGCGGCAGCAGCTGGAGCAGCAAGAGGGCCGACCAATGGAATCGCCGCCGTCGAGGTAAAGGCGTTGAGCGCCGCCATGGCAACCTGTGCCGTACCCCACTGGATCAGCATCCGGAGGGCCGTTTCAGCGAATGTGGCGGCCATGTCAGAGAACGACAGCTTGCCGGTGGTGACAAAGCCGTAGAGGGCGTCATTCAGCCCGGTGAATGCCTGGGCACCGGCGCTTTGCATGTTGCTGTACAGGTCCATGCTGGCCTGGGCTTGGTTGGCTATGCCGCTGATAAAGCCGGCAGTTCCATTCTGTTGCAACCTGTCCAGATCCTGGTAGTACTGCTCCTGCATGGCGCGGCGCTTTTCGAGGGCATCTTTCAGGATCTCCGTCTCTCGCTCATACGCCGAGTCGGAAACGTCACCGCCCTCATGCCGCTGCCGAAGGTCTTCAAGCTGGTCTTGGTAATCCTGCTCGATCGCCAGCAGATCCAAAGCACGCTGCTTCATTTCGTCACTGCTGTAGGCATTCAGCAACGGCGCGTCCAAGGCGCGCTGATCGATGTTCAGTTGCCGCTTCACGCTTGCGTCAAACCCGCCGACAGCCTTGTCATCCTCCTTGGCCTGCTTCAGCTTGTTCAGCTGGTCCAGTTCAGCGGCCAGGCCCTTCAGGCGCACTTGCTGCTTGGCGCTCAAGCCCTGCAGGTTGCCCGATTCCAGTTCGAACTGGAGCTTGGCTACCTCAGTGGCCTCTTTGCGCTTGTCGGTCTCGGTATTGATCAGGGCGATCTGTCGCTTGTAGCCTTCCTCGGCAGTGTCGAACTGGCCCAGGAGTTTCTTCGCGGCGGCTTCAGCGGCTTTGGCGGCGGCTTGCTGAGCCGGGGTAATCGGGGTGAAAGTGCCTGGCGGAGGGGGAGCGATAGTGCCTAGCTCGGTAGCCGCCTCTCTTGCCCTTTTCACATAGTCACGGATCACATCGCCAGACCAGGGCTTATTGTAAGCATCAGCTACTTCAGACATTACGCTGCTTGCGGTTCTTGAATGATCTATAGCGTACGCAGTTAGCCTGTCGGCGTTCTCCTTGAAATCTTTTGACATATCGCCAAAAGTTATACTCCCCATAATAGTATTAGCCGTCGCCCCAATACTCTGGAGGTAAGCCATGGTAGTGGAAAACCCACTAACTATGACGGCCGCAGCAATTTTGAAGGAGCGGGCCGTGCCATCTGCCAGGCTTGCAGTTACAGCGGTAGCCTCGACTAAGTCATTGGCAAGCTCATGCACCACGCTTCTTAGCCCGCCAGCCTGTTTTGTCGTATCAGCTAGATCTTTAGCAAGCTGCGCTAGAACCGGCATAAACTCCGCCGCCAAGGCGGTTTTCGCCGAGCTCGCGTACTGACTGATAACAGTAAGTTCAGAGCCAAACTGCTTAGCTGCCCAAATGGTCTTTTCATCCATCACGGCGCCAGCAGCCTCAGCCGCATCGCCATATTCTCTAAAGCCCGCAGCGTTGTTTCGAAGTAGTGGTAGAAGGGCTGTAGCATCACTGGCAATAGCTTCAAGGTAGAAAGTCATTTCCGACTGGCTAACCTTCGCCTTCTCAAGACTGGACACATAAAGACCAAGAGCCTGATTACCACTTAAATTTCTGAATTGCTCTGCTGTGACGCCGACTTTAGGAGCAATTTGCGTAAAGAAGTCAGCCATCCCTCCGCCACCGGTATTTAGGAAGTCACCGACCTTGTCATTCACATCCTTGAGAATATCGGCAAGCTTGTCTTGCTCGACTCCAACGGTCTTGGCTCCAACGGCCATTTTCTGGAAGTCAGTGACGCTGACGTTTGCGACTGCTGCAAGGTTAGATATTTCAGATGCTGAATTTACCGCTGAGACCATCATTGTCGTAAACGCAGTAACAGCAGTTGCAACACCTGCGCCAACGGCAGTACCTACCGCCTTAGCACTCTTTTCAACCTCTTTACGCCATTTGGTGGAGCTCCGCTCCGCCTTGTCCATGCCGGCGACAAACCCGCCAACCTGCGCAATAACGTCCAGAGTCAAAGTGCCCAGCGATCTTGAGGCCATCTTTTTCTCCGAGCATAAAAAAGCCCGCTGTGTGCGGGCTAGTGATCAATTGGGATACTGTTTTCTTAGCGATTCCAGTCTATCAGCGTCGCGCTCGGTGAACTCTCCATCACCGAAAAGTGGCTTACCGTCTGCGCCATTCAGCCGTACGACCTCCACAGTGAACACTGCATCTTTTGGTGGATTGACGCTTCCCCAAGAATCAAATGAGTTTGGAGCCAGGGACCAGCTTTGTGACTCGCCAGGCTCCATTCCGCCCGCAATTGAATGATTGAAGTCCTCGACAAGCCAAGGAACGGACCGGCCTGGAGATGAAATCGTTCCCTTGAAGAACGCACGAGCGACAGCCTTATCTGTTCCGTTCTTCACAGATAGTTCTATCACAGAGCCATCCATGAACGAGTAATCCACTTTTCGCTTGTAAAAACGAGACTTCAGCACTTCGAACTTTTCAAGTTCTACCTTTGCAAGTTCACTTTTGCTTTTCTTGTCCATAAGCTCTGCAATTTCTGACAATGCCTGCTGTTTTTCTCGCGCAGCTCGTGCCTCACGAACTCTTGCAGCTTCAGCAGATACTTCGCCAGCAGTTTTACCACCGAGCGACGAAATCATACTTCCGGAAATATCTTCAGGGTTTTGCTTTCCGCTCATAACTTTGCCGAGGTCCATGTTCTGGAAGGCCAGCAGCATTACATCTGCGCTAAATTGCTTTCGCTTTTCTTCGGGAAGACTTTCCGCAACCTTGGATATGGATTTTTTAAATGCCTCCTCAGAGCTTCCATCAATCCTCGGCTCGCCACATCCTGAAAGCAGAGTCGCCGCAATGGCCACCGCGATTAGCTTACGCATCTGTCATCCCTCACAGTTAAAAGACGGATGATATCAAATGCAGGCTAAAAGCCACTTACTCCCAGGACGCGATGGCATCCTCGAGGGAAATCGGCTTGTCGTCCTGGTCGTGCGGCGCAAAGTCCTCAACGGTGTAGGGCTCTGGCCGCTTCTTCGGGTCGCGGGCCTGGTTGGCCAGGATCATGGCCAGTAGGGCCGTAGAGCGCTCGACCCGCATGCCCATATGCAGCGAACCCCGGCGCTTTCGGAACTTAACCCAGGACCTGAATTCGCGCAGGCTCAGGTTTTCTTTGGCCTGCGCGATCGTGCAGCCGCCGACACCGGAGAGGACGAGTTCGTGCCAGATTTCGTCTCGCTCGGTGAGTTCTTCGTCTTTCCCAGGTCGTTCACCTCTTGGATGGCAAGCAGCAAGGCGACGGACAGGGAGCCATCGAGGGAGCCGAGGCGTTTGGTGCTCTCGGGGTCTTTCTCCAGTTCAACTGGATCGAGCGGCCCGTGGGTAATGTCCAGCGGGCTGCTGAACACCGGGTTGCCGTGCTCGTCGCAGATAGACGCGGCGATGCGAGCGGCAATGGTGTCTTGCTTGCTGGCCACCGAGATCACGTCACCTACCGCAGTCTGGTAACCCAAGGGGCGCACAAAGACGGTTGCGGTGAAGTCAGTGCCGTTCTGACGCCACTTGACCTCCTTCTCCACCGGGCGGCCTGTGAACGAACCCGCGCCCTTGAGCGCTTCAAGTGTCAGCTTCATGGATTTTCCTTGATGACCCAGTTGAGTTTGCCCGAACGCTGAATGGTTGCAGCGGTGCTCACCGAGGCGTTGCTGGCGAAGTCGAACGGGAAGTCCGCAACGTAACCGGCGAACAGGCACCAGGTGCGCGTGGCCGGCAGTTCGAAGTCATCCCCTTCGGTGTTGACCGTTGGAGCAATACCCTTGCCATCAGACCAGCCGAGCGCCCACAGGATGTCCTCATCGCTATCGTCCTGGGACAGCTGGAACATCCGCACATGACTGGCGTTGCGCGGGTCAGCCAGAATCGTTGCGGTGGCCTGGCCCGGGGTGCGCAGGCCTTTTTTGTACTTGCGGTCGGTGTCTGCCAGGCAGGTGTCATCGATCTGATCAGCAGGGGCACCGCCGGGGTTGAATGCGGTAAGGCACTCCACCTCCATTACGGTCATTGGGCCAGTCCCGGATGCAGGCGGCAGCAGCGCGTAGAGCTGGGCGCCCTGAGCGTTCATCGACATGGTTATCTCCAGTCAGGAATAAAAAAGCCCGCACTTGGCGGGCATGAGGTACATCTAGACTTCAGCGGGGAACCCACCAATCAACGTCAAAGCTGGCTCGATAATTCTTGGTCTCGGGGTCGCGACCCTCGACACCCCAGCGGGTGACGTAGGCGTCCAGCTCGATCGCATCGCGGATGGCGTCACGGACCTGTCGGGCACTGTCGCCAGTGGTGGCGTACACGTCGACCTGCAGGGTTACGCCATCTACATCAGGACGGCCCGCCAGGTAGTTCTCGGGGCTGCCATTGACCAACTGCCAAACCGCATAGGGCTTCGCCACTTTCTCCGGCGCCTCGCCAAAGGAATAGAGCCGTATGAGGTCGGGGCCGAGCAGCGCCACGACAGCCGGATCGGCAGCGCAGACTTCGTAAATCGGTGCTTTCATGAGGATGCCGCCCTCTTCGCGGCGCGCTTGATGGCGCGATCAATAGCCTTTTCGTATTCGGTGACGAAGGTGTTGGTTACCTCGCTGATGCTGTTGGCCAGCGCCGGGCGCATGAACGGAGCGGCCGCCATCCTCTCGGTACCAAACTCGAATAGGCGCCAGTGCGGGGTCGGTGCGTTGGCGCTGAGGTCTCCACCATCCTTGAGCACGGCGCCATGCAGCACGCCGATTCGGAAGCCGAGGTCGCCGCTCTGCTTGAACAGCCGTCCATTCCAGCGCAGGGCGATGTTGTCAGCGATAGAGCGACCGGTGGCACTGTCGTCGATGCGCTGGGCCCCCTCCTTGGCCTTCTGCACCACCACCTGGGCCGCCTTGCGCAACGCAGCACGACCACCCTTGCGGCGCATGTCATAGCTGACCGAATCCAGCTTACCCAGCAGGCTCTCCAGCCCGGTGATGCTGAACTCGACGCCATCAGTCATCTTTCAGCCCCTTGGAAACCAGCATGGTCAGGTACTCCAGCCCAGAGCTGGGATCAGCCAGGGGCGGCCCTTCGATGCTGTATACCTCGCCCCGGTAGATGATGCGCATCGTGGACAGCACACCGGGGCGGTACCGGATCTCGACTCTAGCCGTAGCCTCGGACTGGGCCGCTTTGGCGGCGACCAAGTCGCGGGCTGAAAGTGGCACAAATCGCGCCGGGCACTTCGACCAACGCGCCACCCACACAGGCTCGCCAAATTCACCGGTTACCGGGTCGCGAGGTGTGGTTTTTTCCTCGATGTCGATGCGGTGCCGGAGCTTGCCGGCCTGCATCACACACCCATCCGGATGCGATACGGCATCAGCAGGTGCTGGGACGCCAGCGGCAGTTCTGTGGCGGTGGCCCCTGTGACCACCTCCTCGCGGTTGGCGAAGAGATGGCCAAGCTTAAGCAGGCAGGCTGCTTGAATCGCCGGGTTTAGCACCATGCCATAGGCAATGGCGTCGGCCTGGTCGTAGGCATCAGCCAGCGCCTGGCGGGCGTGTTCGAGCAGGCGACAGCGCAGGGTGTGATCCTGCTCGGCCTCGGCGGCGGCGACCGCCTCAGCATTCGCCTCCTTGGCTTGCTGCATGGCCGCCTGAACGCCGGCGCGAGCTTCATCGAGCGCCACCTGGTCTAGGTAGAAGCGGCGGTTGAGGAACTGCATAGCCGTCCCTTCCGCCGCATCAAGCTGCGCCTGGACCAGCACCTGGTCCTCCGGCTCGGCCAGCAGGTGGTGCATGGCCACCTCGATTGCGATCACAGACATGGATTACTCCTGCGCCTGTTCTGGCTCGCCGCCAGCGATCAGTCGCTCAGCTTCAGCGGTGGCTTCTTCCTGGTTTCCGGAGAAATCGCCAACCTGGTTGCCTTCAGCGTCCACCACGACGTACTTGCCTGCGCCCTTGTGCTTCGCCTTGAAGGCGGCGACTGGCTGGGCAATCGGCAAGGCGACAGCGCCCA